GGCGGTGGTGGCGGTGTAATCCAGCGACGGCTCGATGTAATCGGGCACCAGCGTGGTGATCCGGTCGAGCTTGGCGCGACCCGGGCCGCAATCGAGGCTGACGATCTTGGCCTCGTCGATGATGGCGGTGGGGGCGCGCCACCTGGCGACCCGCACCCCGATCCGCCCGTCCTGCGCCAAATACAGCTCGCCCCCGACGCTCTCGAGGATCCGCAGGGCGACATCCTTGACCGGCTCGTTCAGCGCGTAGCTGCCGCCGCCCTCGTAGCGCGGGCGGGGGCCGGCCAGGCCGGGCAGCGCGTCGTTGCAATCGGCAATGGCCGCGAACCAGGATGGCAGGTCGAACTCGGCGATGGGGATCGCCCCGGTCCCGGCATCCGAGAGGTAATGCAGCAGGTGGCGGATCGGGTTGGTGGTGAAGCTCGCGTTGCCGGTGGCGGGCTCATGGCAGGGCGTGCCGCGGATCACCGCGCTGATCTCGGGCGGTCGGCCGCCGGGATAGGTGTCGTTGATCTCCTCGGGCTTCACGGCGTCAAACGTGCCGAGGATGGTGGCCACCCCCTCCAGCCGGTGGCGCTCGGCCGTCCAGCGGGTCGGGAAGGCCGCGTGCAGCTCGGGCCAGTCGCCGCCCGCCGCCTCTGGCGGCAGCCCGCGGCGCAGCTGCAGCCGGACCTTGCCGCCATCCCAGGGGGGCGTCGTCACATAGCCATCCCCATCGACCGCGACCGGCTTGCCGTCCAGGTACCAGCGCTCCACCCCCGAGATGCCGCCGGTGGCGATGGCCAGCAGCACATAGGCGCGGCGCTTGCCGCGCGGGATGGTCATCCCGAGGATCTCGATCGGATCCTCGAAGACCTTGTAGTCGGAAAAGACCAGCGTGCCGCTGGTCCGGACCCGCCCGAAATGCTGCACCCGGTCCGCGGAGCCCGAGCGGATCTGGGTCTGCAGGTCGCGGGGCTTCGGTCCTTTCGGTCGGTTCAGCCGCGCCTGCAGCGCGCCGATGCCGACATTGATGGCGGTGCTGATCAGGATCTTGCCGACCGCCGTCTTGGCGATGGCGATCACGACCGGAATGGCTTGCGGCATGGTTCTCCCCAGCAGATGACGGGTGGCGCGGGGGCTTCGCCCAGGCCCCGCAGGGTGCGGAACGCCCATCGGGGTCCCGTGCGGATGGCGGCCACCTGGCGCCCGCCGATTGTGATGATGCCGACGTCGCCGGGGCGCGGGTCGCGGGTCTCCCGCAGCGGCGTCATGCAGGGCGCGATGGTGCGGGCCAGCCCCGCGGCGATCAGCCCCTCCGCGCCGGCCCGGTCGTCATAGCGCCCGCGAAACCCCGCCGCCGGGTCGAAGCCGAAGCGCAGCAGGCACCAGTCCGCCACCCAGATCGTGCAGTCGCTCCGCCCCCAGACCCAGGGCAGCACCGTCGCGCGGGTCAGGTAGGCGGAAAGGTCTGCGGACATGGCGGGGCCTCGGAATGGCAAAAGCCCGGACCAGGAGGGCCGGGCTGATGGTGAGTTTGACGTGTATGCGTCGATGTTTGCGAAAAGTCGGATCAGTTCACGTCAGCGTTGAACCGAAGCTGATCGATCGAATGCCAAGACCAGCTTGATCTTCAGATATCGCACTCGCCCATGGCCGTCTCGAAAGGAGTATCAACCTTCGAGAGCTTTCCGCTATCGATGCCCATCGGACGAAAAGGCGGAACCTCCTGCACGGCGGGCTGCACCTGGCTGAGGTAATAGCACCCTGTGAAAACGGCGGTGCCCTCGTCGGTCACAGCTTCGATCGCGACAGGCACTGCGAAATGAATCGTTCCTGCAGCGCCGTCGCTGCTGGTCTCACCGAGGCGCAAGCTGACGTTCTGTGTCGTGGCATACCCCTCGCGGAAGGTATCGTAATCAGGGGCGCTTTCCGGATCGAAATAGCTGTGCGCGCGCAGGTATTCTTGCCGGTCGATGGCATTGTAAAGCGAGGAAACCACGCGTTCCGCCGTCGAGCGGTCATCGAGATATGGCGCAACCTCTTGCGAAACGGAAACGGTCGCGGTCGTAGCGACGAGCGCTGCAGCGGCGAAGATGCGGATCATGATGGAAGCCTCTCTCCATTTACCCTTCGATCTCAACACCGAGGCGGACCAGAGGGTTGCAAGAGAGAGCGGTAACAATCCCACCTTGCGGGTCCTGGCATATCTACTGGGCCAATCACCCAGCCATATCCCTAACAACTCGACGGCTGTTCAAACTCCCACCCTTCACTGCTGCAGCCATCCGGTGAACTCTGCACCGCTGGTCTCGTAGAGCGCGACATATTCGCAGCCGCGATCGCCGGGGGCGCGCATCTGCTGGTCGCGATCGGTGTATTTGCCGAGGAAGGTGGCATTGCGGTCGCGGAAGGGGCCTTCGGCGGTGATGGCGAAGTAATCGTCGGTCTCCGTCTCGGGACGGCGGATATCCGAGATCCGGCCGCGGTGGATGTGGATGGCCGGCCCCACGACCGCGCCCTCGACGAAGAGCAGGAGCCGCTGGTGGATCACCGCATCGCGCCATTCCGCCTCGTCGTTCATATGCGCCAGCGACAGCGCCGGACTGACCGCGCCGAAGCGGTATTTGGCCGGATGCGCGTCCATCACCCCCGAGGCGCGGATCCCCGAGGCCTCGATGACCCCGTGAGCGGCCAGCCAGGTATGGGTGCCGTCATGCCAGGGCGTGCTGCCCTCGATCAGCCGCAGCGTGCCGGAGGCAAAGCCGATCTCGAAACTGCGCCGCGCCTCGATGGCGTCGCGATTGGCCTCCAGGAAGGCGATCTGCGCGGGCGTGAAGCTCACCGGTCGAACTCCTCGACGAAGGTCAGCGTCACCGGCTCGCCCCAGGACAAGAGGTCCCGGGCCCGCTCGCCCTCGCCATCGGTGGCGAACTTGGCATAGGCCACCGGCGGATCGGTCTTGAGGACCGTGCCGGCCGGGATGGCGGCGCGCAGCGGCGGCTCGACCTTGACCCAGCCCCCGGCATTGCGCCGCACCACCCGGTAGACGAAGCCCTTTACGCTGAAGAGATCGCCGACTCGGAACGAAGGGCGCGCCGGATCACTCAGGGCCACGCTCAGCTCGGATGCGCCCGCGGCCGCGGCAGTGGTGGTGATCATCGGCTCGACGCTGCGGCCATCGGTGAAGCCGGTGGTGTCAGCAAACCAGGTCTGGTCCTGCCAGCGCTCCTGCGCGGGGCTCAGCGCCGCGTCATAGGCGAAGCGGTCGTGGAGCGGGATCACGGCGGTGTTGAGCCGGCCGCGCATCTCCGAGACCAGCGCCTCGAAGCGCTTCAGCCGGTCGCTGTCGGGTTCGATGATCAGGCCGAAGCGGAACCGCCAGGCCCCGGTGCCGCTGGAGATGACCTGTTCATGCCCCGAGAGCCCGCGCCCGGCGCTGCGGCTGGTCCAGTCGATGTGATAGCTGGTCATCGACATGCGGAACTGCTCGGCGGGCCAGTCGATCAGCGCCATCACATCCGCTCCTCTTCATATTGCCGGATCTCCGAGACCCGCCCCGGCAGCTCGGCGCTGGCGAAGCGCTCGACCCTGACATTCGCCGCCCGGTCCGCCCCGCGCATGATCCGCGCATCGAGATCGTCGGAGAGCTGCAGCCGGACGACGAGTTCGCCACTCCCGGCGCCATCCACCATGCGCTTCGAGATGTCATGCGGAATCACCTGCGTGCCGCGCGGCAGGTTCAGGATCTCGCCGCCGCGTTCGTTCAGCCGTGCAAGGCCCGCGGGGGAGAAGGGCGTGCCGCGCGCGAAGGCGGGGACGGCGTTCAGGCCTGCGCCCTGCAGTGCCCCTGCAACGGCATCACCACTGCCGAAGAGCGCCCCGCCGATGCCGCCGAGGATCCGGTTCAGGCCGCTCGACATCAGCCGCGCGGACATATCTGAAAGCATGCCCGTAAAGGCGTCCCTCACGCTGATCGTGCCATCGATCACCCGCTGGAAGTAGGGCGTCAGGGTGTCGGCGAAGGATTGCCCGAGCCCGGCGCCGGCAACGTTGACCGACATGGCCCCCTCGCCGATGCCGAGGGCCAGGCCCTGGCTCAGGTAGCTGCCGATGCGCCGCATCAGCTGCGAGGGCGAGCGGGTCTCGGTCTGATCGCGCAGCCCCTCTTCGGTGGCAGCACCAAGGGCTGCCCCGGCTTGGTAAGCTGCCCCCTGGCCAGCATTCACCCCGTCGGCGTAACCCGCCGCGACATCGCCCCCGGCCGGCGGCAGGATCAGACCCGCATCGCCGGGATCGGTCGCAGGGTCATAGCCGCTGCTGATCGGGCCGTCGCGGCTGCCCAGCAGGCGGTTGCGGCCCTCTGTGACGGCGGTGACGGCGTTCGAGACCTTGGTGACGATCGGCTCGATCCGGGCCCATGCCGCCTCGAAGGCGGCGACGATGCCGTCCCAGAGGGTGGTGAAGAAGCTCTTCAGCCGTTCCCAGCCCCGCTGGATGTCATCGGTCATGCCCAGCTTGTCGGTGATGGGCTTGATGCCCTCTTCCCAGGCCGCGGTGAACACGCCCCTGATGCCGTCCCACAGGTTCTGGTAATAGGATGTGAGGCCGTCCCAGGCCGTCTTCAGCCCGTCGATGGCACCCGACCATTCGCCTTTGAAGACCCCCGAGAGGAATTGGCCGAAGCCCGAGAAGATCTGGCGCACGTCGTCCCAAAGCCGTGCGAACCACGGCCCGACCGCGTCCCAGTTGCGATGGACCAGGTAGGCCGCCCCGGCGATGCCGGCCACGGCCAGCCCGATCGGGTTGGCCATCAGGAGCGCCGTGACCTTCGCCAGCGCACTGCCGACCGAGACGATGCCGCTGATCATGAAGCCGAGGCCCGCCAGGAAGGGACCGATGGCGGCGGCCGCGACCGTGAGGCCGATGCCCCAGCCAAGCGCCTCCGGGCTGGCCGCGGCCAGCTTCGCGGTGAACTCGGCCAGCCGTGCCACCCCCTGCATCATCCCCTCGAGAAGCGGCGTCAGCTCGGTCATCAGCGTAGCCATGACCGGCGCGAGGCCGATGAGCGCCTGCTGCAGCTGCGTCGAGAGAACCCCGGAGACCAGCGCAAAATCCTTGCGGACATCGCGGGCGCCCTTGATCAGGCTCTCATCGATCTCGAGGCCCAGCTCGCGGGCGCGCTTGGCGGTCTGGCGGATCTCTTCGCCGCTGTTGCGGAAGGCCGGGATCAGGGCAGTTGCATCGCTGGCCAGCGCCTCCATGTAGAAGGTCATCTCGGCCTGGCTGACATTGGCGTCTTCCAGCGCGGTGACATAGAGCGCCAGCGCGTCCGAGGATGACAGCCCCTTGAAGCTGTCGATGGTCAGCCCGACCTTGGGGCCGATCTCCTCGAAGAAGTCGGCCAAGGGCCCGGCGCCCGTGGCCACGAAGTCGCCGAACTTGTCGTTCACGTCCTTCAGGATATCGGCCAGCTTGTCCTGCTCGATGCCGTAATCCTGCACGGTCATCGCGGCCACCTTGAACGCCTCTGCCGACATCCCCGCCAGCTCGGATTGCCGCTGCAGATCGGCCAGGCTGTCGGCGCTGGTGACGAAGGCGGCGGTCGTTGCCGCCCCGGCCGCCAGGATCGGGGCCGTGACCCGGGCCGAGATGCCGGCCCCGATCCGCTGCAGATCCTGGCCAAGCCGGCGCATGCCGGTCGCGGCATCGCCGAGGCCCTGCCGGAAGCGCGCATCGTCCAGCCCCATGACGACCCGAAGCCGACCGATCAGACGCGATGACGACATGGCATTCTCCGTTGTTCAGGGGGCGGGGTCATTCGGGGGGCGGGGTGTTGGCCTTGCCGGCCATCCAGTCGCTCAGTCGGACCTTGGGCAGCGCGGCCTTGGCGCCGTCCAGGTAGAAGCCGATATCGGGTTTTGCATCGGACCGGCCCAAGAGCGTCTTCAGCGGCGGGATCTTCCTGGCGCGCTGCAGGCTGGCGGTCAGCCAGGCGGCGGTCAGGGTCATTTCGTCCTGCCGTTCGATCCGGGCCCGCGCGGCACCTGTCTCGATCATGTAGAGGCCGGGGGTGATCAGCCAGAACCGGTCGGGATCGAGGCCGAGGGTCAGCCAGGCCTCGTAAAGCTCGGGAATGTTCAGCCCCGCTTGCCGGGCTTTGCCTTGCCGCGGGGCGCGGTGGCCTTTCCCGACGCGGTCGCGCCCCCGGCCTTTCCCGGCGTGGCCGCCTGCAGCCCTGCAAAGGCGGCACTCATGACCGCGACGGCGATGCCGACATCGGCCGCCAGCAGGTCATCGGCCAAATAGGGGTCGGCGTCGGGGTGGAAGCGTTCCAGCGCCACCTGGGTGACCCGCAGCAGCACGGCGAAGTCCGGTGCCTGGCCTTCCTGGGCCATGGCGATCAGTGGCTCCAGCCCCTTGCCATATTCCTCCTGCAGCCTGGCCAGCCCCGACATGCCAAGCGTCAGTCGGTAGGTCGCGCCGGCATGCTTGGCCTCGATGATCCCCGTCAACTGTGCCATGGGATCACTCCGCGATGATGAAGCTGGAGAGGCGGAAGGTGGCGCTGGCGGTCATCTTGTCGTCGATGGGCGCGGTCCGGGCATAGCCCTTCAGGAAGCCGCTGAAGGTCTCCGGCTCGCCCTTGGCGCCAAGCGTGAACTCGATCAGCACCTCTTCGCCCGATGCCTTGATCTCGCTCAGCAGCAGATGGGTGGGCGATCCGGGGATGTAGTTCATCGGCACGGTCACCTCGCCGCTGTCGATCAGCCCGGCGATGAACTGGCGACGGCGGCCGGGCGACTTCATATGGGTGACCTGCACCTCGTCGACCTGCTCGTCGGGGGCCTCGATATCGCCCACCAGCGCCAGTTCGGTCATCACGGGCGCACCGCCGCCCGAGGGGGTGCGCCCGATGCGCACCGTGGAATCATAGCCGATCATGCCGTCCATGCGTCATGCTCCTTGGTTTGGGTTCAGGTCAGGGTTGCATCCGGCTGCCAGGTCTGCAGCCGGAAGCTCATCACGAGGGTGCCGACGAAGGCCTCCGACTGGCTGTGGCTGACGATCGAAGTCTCCTCCAGCTGGGCGCGGGTCGCGCCAGACCGCAGGGCATCGTTGATGATCGCCTCGATCATGGCGCTGTCCTCGTCGAGCACGTCCTCGATCTCGTCGCCGCCGATGCGGCGCAGCGCGATCTGCAACAGGGTGCGGCGGGTCACCGATCGCTGGCTGTCGCGCCCGCTCGGTTCCTGCGGCGTCAGGACGCCGATCACCGGCAGGCTGGCGGCATCGACGCTGCCCGGCCAGACCTTCAGGATCCGCACGCCGGCAAAATGCGGATGGGCGGCCAGCGCCGCCCGCGCGGTGGCCCGGAAGAGGCTGCGGTAATGGGCCATGATCAGGGCTCCACCCGGTGCAGCTCGGCGATGACGAAACCATCTTCCGCGGGCGATCCGCTGCGATGCACCGCCGTCACCTTGAAGAGCCGTCCGTCGGGCACGAGGATCTGGTCATCGCGGGCCAGCTCCGGCACCAGCTGCCTCTCGACCCGCCAGGTCGGTGCATCGATCAGCACGACCTGGCCATCCGCGCCGGTCACTTCGATCGGCTGCTCGCGGAAGATCGAACCGATGTCGCGCAAGGCACCCCGCTGCGGAGCGTATTGCACGGTGGCGCCGAAGGCACCGGCGAGGATCCCCGAAAGGCCGTTGAAGAGACGGGTCATCAGGTGGCAGCGGCAGCCGGGATCGCACCGTTCAGACGAACCGCACCCGTGGGCGACGGGTTGGCCGCGGCCTCGATCGACACGCCGATCAGGATGGCGCCGGCGACGGGCACGTTCGTGACCAGGCGGCTCGTGGCGTTGACGTAGATCGGCTGCCCGACGGTCCAGGACTGCGCCGAGATCTTGGCCAGGGCGTAGCACCCTTGCAGATGCGCCTCGACGGGGGCGCCCTGTTCGGCGTCATGGCCGGCCACGCCCGCCAGCAGGCCGGACACGACCATGCCGCCCGAGGCGACCGCGTGGGGGGCGACGATCGTGACCGATTCGCCCTTCTGCAGATAGTTCTTCATCGGGATCTCTCCTCTGGGGGTTCAACGACAGAAGCCGCCTCGCGGGCGGCTCTCTGTCAGGTCAGACGGGTTGTCGGGGATCAGGCGGGCGCGGCGCCCGGGTTCCGCCAGCCGCCCCGGAAGTCGGCGTTGCCGGTCCCGAAGTCATGCTCGACGGTCATCGAGAAGCCCTGGGTGCCGAAAGGCTCCTCGGTGCGCACGCGGGGTGCCTCCTGGCCCTCGAGGAAGCCATAGATCCAGCACGGGGCGCGGCTGGACAGCAGATACCAGGAATTGTCGGTGATCTCGGTGGTGACGATCACCTGCAGCTTGCCCGAGAACGGGTTGACCGAGCCGCTGTCGGTGGCCGTGATCTGCGCCACGATCATCTCGGCGGCCGTTTCCTGTTCCGGGCCGACCAGCAGGATCGCGGGCGCCAGGTTCAGCGGCGCGCCGTCGATGCTCTTCTGCTTGCGGATGGCCGCGCGCCCGGCAGAGAGCGCGGCGGCGGTGATCTGGGTGCCGGCGGCCGCGACGTTGTTGCGGCTGGCATGGAACATCAGCTGGCCGTCGGCCATCCGCGCGCCCAGCAGGTTGCGGTAGAAGGTCTGTTCCTCGAAGAAGGCCACCGTCTCGCCATAGCTCGACAGCATGTCGTCGATCGCGCCCAGGTCGTCGTTGATCATCATCTGGCGGCTGATGGTCAGCCCGCGGCCATAGGGGACCAGGACGGCAGTCTCGCCGCTCTCGCCGAACGTGCCCCACTTGATCTCGCCGGTCTCCTGGATCGGCAGCAGCATCGGGAAATCGCCGGTGCGGATCAGGGGCGTGGGCCGGAAGTCGCGGAAGTTGCGCTTTTTGGCAATGGCGCGATAGGTCGGCTGGAAGGCGCTGTAGCGCTCCAGGAGGACCTTGCTCAGGGCATTGTTGAAGATGGCGGGGAAGTCCGAGGTCGAATGCGAGGCGGCCATGAAGACGCTGATCTTGTCGCCCGCCGAGCGGATCTTGCCGCGGTGACCGCAGGAGGCCGCTGCCATCTCGACCAGCGACATGTCCATATACTGCCGCGCGGCGGCCATGGACGGCTCGCGCCCGGCGATCTGCGCATGCAGCGCGTGCGCCATCGCCGCGCGCGTGGTGCTGCGTTCGTCGCGCATGATCGAGGCACGCGGCAGGCCGTTGCGCGGGGCCGTGCCACCTTGGGCTTGATTCATGGTGTACTCCTTGGTGGCCTGCTTGATCGTCAGGCCCTTCTTGATCCAGTCCATGGCCACATCGGCGCCGATCTTGCGCGAGGCCGCGAAGTTCATGATTGCCGTCGCATGGGCGTTCGGGCTCTCGCTGGCGGTGGCCGCGTCATCGCCCTCAGCCTCGGCCTCGTCGTCGTCCGAGGCCTCGGCCACATCTTCGGCCGACATGTCGGTCTCGTCCTCGCTCGACATCTGCGACGTGGTCTCATCGTCGATTGCCGAGGTGGTGTCGTTATCGCCCTCCATGTTCGGATCATCCTGATCGGACATGGAGGTCTGCGTCTTCGGGGAGGTGCGCTTGCCCATCTGGGTGCCTTTCTGATTGGGTTTGTGGGGTCCGGCCATCATGGCCGTGATCATGTTGCCGGTGGCCTGCCGCGCGAGACCTTCGCCAATCCGGCGCAGGCCCTTGGGTGCCTTGGGGTAGAGGCGATAATCGAAGGTCGCCACGGCGGTCGCGTCGGTCTCCTCGTCGGTCTCCGTGGCAAAGCCCGCCTCGACCGCGCCCGCGCCGTCGAAATAGGTCTCGGCCTTCATGATCTCGCGGGCCTCTTCCGCCGGAATGCCGGCCCGCGACGCGTAGATCCCGGCATAGGCGTTCGCGAGGACCGCCAGGGATTTGGCGATGTGCAGGTGGTCATCCTCGGTGCCGCGGCCTTCGGTGTACCAGTTGGCAGGGTCATGGATCATCATGATGGCCCCGAGCGGCATGACGATCCTGTCGCCCGCCATCGCGATCAGCGATGCCGCCGAGGCGGCGATCCCCTCGATGATCACCGTCACCTCGCCGGGGTGGTTCTTCAGCACGGTGTAGATCGCCTGCCCCTCGGTCGCGATGCCGCCGCCCGAGTTCAGGCGCACGGTCAGCGGGCCGGTCATCCCGGCAATGGCCTCGCGGACGCTCTTGGCGGTGAAGCTGTCCTCGTCCCAGAACGAGGAGCCCACCGTGCCGGTCAGGAGAAGTTCATTCATCAGGCTTGTCCTTGTCGGGAAGGGTCAGGGTCTTGCGGGCCGGGTCGGCGCGCGGGTCGCTGTCAAAGAGGAGGCCCATCCTGTCGGCCTCGTCCTTGTCCTGCAGCTGTTCCTGCAGCAGGCGTTCGGGATCGACGCCCAGTTGGCGCACCACGCCCTGGCGGGACTGGAAACCGGACCGCACGGCATCGCTCAGCGCGCCAAACTCGCGGGCCGGATCGACCAGGATGCGATGCGGCGGCACCCAGGTCATCCTGACCGTCTTGGGGTCTTCCCAGATCAGGCGCTGGAACTCCTCGTCGCCCTCGGCCTCGGCCCAGGCCTCGACGAACCAGCCGCCAAAGCGCTGCAGGAACATCGGCACCATCATCAGCCACTGCCAGCGCGAGATGTTGCGGTCCATCTCCAGCCGCCCGATGCGGGCAGAACTGAAGTTGACCCCGGTCAGATCGCCGGTCAGCGCCTCGTAGGTGATGCCGACGCCCATGGCGGCGGACCGCAGGACCGATCGCCCGAACTCGTCGAAGCCGCCGACCTCGGGCGGGTCCGAGAACTCGACCTCCTCGTCCTGGGTGATCTGCATGATCACGCCCGGCTGCAGGGTGCCGCCCAGATCCGTCCGCGGCGCGCCTTCCGGGCCCGCCCGGTGAAACGCCGCAAAGCATGCCGCAATCTTCTGGCGCATCAGGTGCGCATCCTCGGAATCGTCGAGGTTGAGCAGCTTTTCGGCGATGGGCGTGTACCAGCTGATGCCGCGCGTCTGCCCGGGACGATCGACCCGGAAGACATGGATGATGTCCTCGGCGGGCACACGCTCGGAAGACGAGGGAAAGCTGCCCGGCCGCCATTCGCCACCGGGGTGCTGGGTGTAGAGCCAGTAGGCCACGCGGTCGCCGTTGGCGTCGTATTCGATGCCTTCGCGGATCTCGTTGCCATCCAGCGACTGGCCCCACCGGCTGTCGTCGATGTAGTCGGGCTCCAGCACCTCGATCTGCAACGGCATGTCCAGGCCGCGGCTGGCCGGGCGGTGGCGCCGGATCAGCACCTCGCCCGCATCGATGACCGTGTTCATGGCCGTGGTCTGCAGGCCATAGAAGTTTTGCAGCCCGCATCGGTCGATGGCGGTGGTGTCGAGGTGATCCTCGATCAGCTCCAGCCCCCGGTCGCGCATGCGCTTCTGGACGCCCTCGGGCAGCCCCTTGGAGACCTGCACCTTGGGGATGATCCCGTCGCCGACCACGTTGCCGGAGATGACCTGCTGCACCCGTGCGGCGAAGGGCGAGTTGCGGATCATGTCGCGGGCATAGAAGGCCACCATGCGGCGGCTGCGGCCCGCCATGTCGGCGTCCGCGCTGGTGGCGCGGATGCCCTCGTTGCGATGCCCGAGACGCGAGGCGCGATAGTGCATGGCCACGGTGCGCGCCTTCTCGCGCGCAGCCCCGCGCGCGGGCGAGATCGCCATGATCACCTTGTCGATGATGTTCATGTCAGCCCCGCGAGAACGTGGGCAGCAACAGGCCCGAGACCGGCATCGGGGTCAGCTCGCGCTCGATCATCGCCACGATGCGCTGCATCTCGTCGAGGCTGCGGAAGGTCACCTTCTCGCCGTTCAGTTCGAGCGAGGTGACACCCCGGGCGATGTTCGCCTTCAGCTCTGCAAGATGCTGCGCGGTATAGGCCATCAGAGCCACTTCCCTCTTTGCTGGATCCATCCCCCGCGACCGGGGGCGGAGATCGGCGCGCGCGGCGGGGCCGCGGGGCGCATCGGTTCGTCTGTCGGCTGGTCCTGCGGCACCGTCCCGGCGGGCGGATCGGCATCGGCCGTCGGTTCGGCTGCGGCCTCTGCCAGCAACAGGTGCGGGTTCTCCACGGACCAGCTGGCCCAGAAGGCCGGGGAGGACCAGTCGATCCGCTCCGCACCCTTGATGATGTGCAGGGCGCGGGCTTGGACCAGGTGGTCGAGGCTCTCGTTGCGCACGATGCCGGGCCGCTTCTCCCATCCGCCCGGGGTGCGGCGTTCGGCGGTGAACTCGGCGAGCTCCTCCGGCGTCATCCATTCCGGGATCAGGCAGGCGTTCACCATGCCGTCCTCGGCCCTGAGCGAGGCTGCGACCGCGTCCTTCAACCGGTCCACCGCCATGAACAGGATCTGGATGTCCTTTGCGACGCGGCGGCGGCGGTTCTTCTGGCTGGCGGCCTCGGGAGCCTTGAGCCAGACGCGGTCCTGCTTCTTCAGCCCGCCTTCGCCACGGGTCAGGTACCACAGGCCCGCCTGACCCTCGCGGCGGCGGCCCCGGTAGAACCGATAGGCGTTATCCGTGGTGGCCCCGCCGCCGTGAAGGTCGATGGCCAGCGCCACGGCCGTCATGCGCGCGTCCGATCCGGCCACCGGCCAGCTGCGTTCGGCCAGTGGTGCCAGCACCTCCCAGTCCTCGGCGACCTCGAAGGGTTTGAGGCGGCGTCCTTCGCCGGCACCCGGCAGGGTGACGATGTCGAAGCGGTCGATCGGCATGTGCTGACCGTTCTCGCCCCAAGCCGTGACCCCGACCGAGAAATACGTGCCCTGGACGTCGACCGAGATGGTCAGGTAGCGCGCCCACCGGGGCGCGGTACCCTTCGGCAGATCGAGGCCGCGGGCCTTGTCGCGCAGACCCTGCACCGTCACCTCCAGGTCGGACACCGCAGAGCGCGGGAAATAGGGCTGGGCCTGCCCGGTGTTCATCGCCGTCTTCAGCTTCTCCTCGTCGCCGGTGGCCTCGAAGGTCTTCACCGCCTGGCAATAGGTGGTCACAAGTTCGCGCCAGGATGAGAAGGACGCCGCTGCCCCGTCGAGCCAGTAGCTGAGCATGTCGGTCTTGCGCACCTCGCCGCTGTCGATCGTCACCAGCGTCGGTTGGCCGTTCGCATCCGTCTCGCGTCCCTCGTGCAACCACCGGCCCGCAGCATTCAGTTCGCGCTTCAGCTGGTGGCCGAAGCCTTGGCCGCAATGTGGGCAGATCATCTGCGCCGCTTCTCCGGCCTCCATCGGATCGGCACTGTCGGGGTAGCGCAGGCGCCGGAAGGTCGGCTCGAACCCGGCCTCGCAGTTCGGACAAGGCCAGTACCAGCGACCCCGCGTGCCGTGCGGATAGAGCGACAGCACACCGTATTCCACCGGCGGGCAGTCATGCGGCGTGGACGGGCGCCAGGACTCGTCCTTCAAGGGCGCGCCCGGGCTGCTTTCGACCACGACCATGCCACGGGAAAGGTAGGTCCGCGCCCGGGCCCGCATCAGCGAATAGGCATCCCCCTCGCCGTCGATGCTTTCGGGGAAGTGGTCATAGTCGGTCCCCAGCACCAGCCGGATGGTGGCCGAGCTGAGCTTGGTGATTGTCGGCCAGTCCAGGGTCAGCTGCGTGCCGCCCGTGAAGAGCTTGTGGTAGATATTGTCCGATCCGCGCCCGCTGCCCTGCCGGGCCCGCAGTTCCGGGCTGTTGCGCACCATCGGCGAGATCTTGTTGCGCTCGAACTCGGCCGCGGCCTCGCGGGTCATCTGGAACAGCGCCACGCGTCCCGGGTCGGCGGTGATCGTATAGGCGATGGCCGATTGCAGCATCTGCGTCTTGCCCGACTGCGAAGGCCCGCAGAAGGAAAGCCCCCGATAGGTCCGCGAGGCGATCATGTCGGTCGGCTCGACCATGTAGGGCGTGACATCGCGCCGGAAGGGCTGCCACTGCCCCGACACGTTCACCCGCATGGAGCGCTCGGCGGCCTCGGTGACTGAGATCTTCTGCGCCGGCCGCCAGGCGGGCAGCGCCATCTTCAGGGCCATGCGCGGATCGGCATAGGGCGGCAGCGGTTCGAACTGGTCCAGGCTGCGCATGTCAGATCAGGATCCTGGCATTGTAATCGACATCGGGCACATCGCGCTCGCGCAGCTCGGCCTCCTCGATCCGGTCCGCGATGGTCGTCAGGATGTCGGCCCCGATATTGCCGACCGTCGCCACCTGAACGGCGGTCAGGTCCAGTTCCCGTTCCAGCCGGTCGGGCATGGATTCAAGGCCGTCGCGGACGATCTTGCCGATGCTTTCCAGGAGTTCGAGGACATCATCCAGCGGGACCAGGCGACGGCGGTTCAGCTGCGCTGCCGACCAGCGGATGTCGGCCTCGGCCAGCTCGCGGCGTTCCTTGCCCGACAAGGTGGCCGCTTCGTTGTCGACCTCCACGCCTAGGAACTCGGCTCGAAGCATGCTGATCTGGTTCTCGTTATGCCGGTTGCGGTGCGCGGCATCCGCCTCGCGCCCTTTGCGCCAGGCCCAGCAGTGAGACAGGCGCAGCACGTAGGCCCGACCGTTGCCGCCGACTTGCGCCACCGGCATGCCATCGCGGATCCACTTCGCCACGGTATTGACCGTGGTCCCGAAGGCCTGGGCGATCTCCTCCTGGTTCATGTCCGCGTCGAGGATGGTGTCGGGTAGCGGGAACCGGTGCAGCAGCTGCGCCAGGGCGTCGTCGATCTCGACCGGCAGCAGCGTGGGCAGTTCATCCTGTTCCGACATGCCAAACCCCAACAACAACCCCATCCTCTGCGGCTGAAAACTCCGAAAAAAGTTGCGAATAGCGGGGTGCGAATTACCCCCGTGCGGTTCCTTGCCAGGAAGGACCCGCGGGGGCTGGGCGGTCAGCCGCGTTCGGCCACCCTCTGGACCATCCGTGCGAAGGTGCGGGCCAGGTGCTCGGGCAGCCGGGCGCGGTAGACATCGGCGGCGCCGTCCTGGAACCCGAGCCGCTCCGAATAGACCGGAGCAACGGCACTGAAGTGCAGCACCTTGCTGATCGTGCCATCCGGCGCCCGTTTCCAGATCCCCGGCGAAAGCCCCGATCCGGCCTTTGGCACGAAGAAGCCGGCCCGCTTGCGATGGCGTTTGCGTGCCGTGGCCGTGGTGTTGGTCCGGTCGTCGCGCTGCGCCTGGACCGCCGACAGCGCCTGGTTGCGTTCGCCGGTCTGCCAGTTGCCATAGGCGTTCAGCTTGGCCCCCTCCGCAGGGATGGCCGACTGGATGATGCCGTCATAGGCCAGCCGCGAGGATAGCAGCGCTTCGAGCCCCGTCTGGCCGCGCGCGCCGCCCAGTTCCTGCATCTTCAGGTAATGCCGCCGTCCGACCGTTGGACGTTCCATGACGAAGGCTTCCAGGCTGTTCGGCTTGGCCCGCCAGACCATGAACGCGTTCTTCGTGAACCGCGTGGGACGGTCGAAGACCTCATCCATGCGGTTCTGGACATGCGTCAGGACATCGGCAGCCGTGTCGTTCAAGGCCCATGCCGCTGCCTGTCGCGCGTCCCTGTCTGCCAGCTGGCGCAGGTTCCGCTGCAGGTCGGCGTCGTCCAGCGTGATCTTCAACATGATCGCGCCCCCGAAACGACGAACGCCCGCAAGGGAAGTTCCCGGCGGGCGCACCTGTGGATGATGACAAGAGTTATGACCCCGTGAGGGATAAGCGATCAAGAGTTTTTGGTCGTGCGCCCGTGCATGCGGTCCAGCACATCCGCCAGCGCGACATGCAGCTTTGATGTGTGTTTTCCGTCCAAAGCCCAGCCATGCGCTTTCAGAACGGCTCGAAAGCTCTTCCCATGCAGGCAGATCGCGTCGACCAGCGCGCGGTTTGTAATGACCGACGCCCTTGCGCCGCCGCGACTGGACGGGCGCACCCGGCGAACCACCATGGCGGTCCCGGTTCCGATCCGGCGCTGCAGGCGGCGGATCTCCTCGCCCTCGGCCAGGTAGGCGTCGATGAACGCGCCTCCCGATGATGGCCCTGACCCGCGTCGTGCCTCGAGGCTGGCGCAGCGCATGCCACCCGCGTCGTGGCGCTCGACCAGGTCGCGATAGCGTCGGGCGACGGTGACCTGCGCCTTGGTGAAGGGTGCCTCGCGTCCCTTGGCCGCGGCGATGCGGGCCAGATCGTCGAAGATGTCGGCGGCGCGGACCGCCTTGAAGCCCCGCCAGCCCATCTCCTCGACCTTGTAGCCGGATCTGGACTTGCCGTCGGGCATCACCACCCGCGGCATCTCGGCCACCTGCGGTCCGCGCGCCGGGGCGGTCGGGATGGCGGGGCCGCAGCCCGCCACCGGCGTCGCGCGGTCGATCATCGCCCGCAGCCGTTCGGCCTCGCCCTCCAGCCGCGCCCGTGCCGCCTGCCTGTCGATCATGCTCATGCTGCTGTCCCTTCTTCGTTCGCCGCGTTCTGGATGGCCTCGATCTCGGCCAGGTCCGCGTGCCAGGCGGCCAGCCAGTCCTTCTCGGCCAGCGTCGCGCGCCCGGCCTCGATGTTCTCGCGGATGACCCGGCGCTTGTGGCGGTTGGCATCCGCGTCCTGGCGCAACCGCGTGATGATGTACTTGCCCGGCGGCGGGCCCAGCTTCCGGGCGATCTGGAACAGCTCCACCGCCCAGCCCTCGGCCATGGCCTGCCGACCCATGGCCGACCGGATCAGGCTCTGGGCATAGGCGCTGTCGCGGGGCGGCGGGCATTGCAGCGTCATCGCCCAGGACCGGATCAGCCCTTCCTCGGGCCAGATGCCCTTGACCGCGTGCCGCGCGATCAGGTCCACCATGGCCCGCAGGTTGTCGTCGGACATGTAGGTCAGCCAGTCGCGCAGCCGCGCCATGGCCTTGTCATGCGCCTCGGCACTCACGCCGCGCTTGCGCGCCAGCCCCGCCAGGGGCTGCATCAGCAACCCGTCCACCCGCGCCCTCATTCCCGCATTCGGAGCCGACATGGCATCTTCCCCTTCTCTCAGCCCTTCAACCTATCCACAGGCGCCATCGCCGGAATGTCGCGCGACGGGCGCTGTCTCTTTCTTGTCTCTGTCCTTGTCCCTGTCGTGCCGGACAGTCTGACAGTGTCTTCGGACTGTCTTGAACTGTCTGTCGGACAATCCTGGACAGTGTCTTCCAGTCAGACCCGGCCGCGCGCCTTCATCCGCAGATCCAGCGCATGCTCTCCCCAGTTCGAGATGCCGCGCTCGATCCAGCTCGAGGACCGGTACTCGCAGCCCTCCCGGATCAGCCAGTCGTCGATCCAGCGCACCGCGGCATCGTTCGCGGCCAGCTCGGTGTTGTAGCCGGCCAGGGTGCTGCGCAGCCGCATCAGGCGCTTGGCGGCATTGGCGGCCTCGTTCTTGGCGCGATTGTCTTCCTTGCGGGCGATCGCATCGGTCAGCGTGCGCAGCACCATGGGATGCATCAGGCGCAGCTCGCCCTCGCAGCGCACCGTGCGCCACCGATGCAACGGACCGAAATCCAGCCGGCACAGCTGCTCGAAATGTCCCGGATCCACGAACAGCATCTTGGCCAGCACCGCCTTGTCGGTGGGCAGGGTGCCGACCGGCGACTGGTCGTAGCTGATATTGATCAGGTCGAAGTAATAGGCGCGGCATTCGGCGGTGCCCTTCAGGCGCATGTCACAGTTCAGCCAGCGCCGCCGCTCCCAGGCCATGAAGTAATGGCTGTCCAGCCGGTCCTCGCGCGTCAGCGGGTATTCGTCGATCTCGCCCACCGGCGCCAGCGCCAGGCTCATCGCTCTGCTCCCCGGCTCATACCGGCCCGCATCATCCGGCCCAGCAGGTAATCGCGATAGCGCGGGGTCATGCCCGCCTTCAGCTGGCGATGCAGATGCGCGTAACCGACGCCAAGGGCCCGCGCCGCCTCGGCGATCGAGGCAAAGCGCCGCCCGTGAATGACGCAGGGCCTGGCATTCGGCCGCGGCACCTTGCGCCGGGGCGCATGGGATCCCAGGCCCGCCGCATCGGCATGGCCCTTGCGGTCCAGCTGCCCCGAGATCGATCCCGGCGTGATCCGCAGCGCCGCCGCAGCGGCCGAGATCGAGGGATAGACCGTGCCCCGCACCCGGACCGGTACGCAGCGGGGGTGATCGGGACAGTGGCGCACCTTGCCCTCGCGCAGGCGCTGCCGCCACGCGCGCTGCCGCGCGATCTCCGCCTCGCGGCAGGCATCGCAGCGGCACTTGTGGCTGACATAGCCCGAGGATGTCCCATGCGGGATGGGCCGCGGTCCGGCCGCCATCGGCGCGCCTTCGGATGACGTGATCATTGGCGCCTCGCTCGTTCCGGCACCGCCGCGCGGCACCACGCCCCCATGCGATGAAAAGCCCGGACCGCCAGGGAGGAGGAGAGCGGCCCGGGCACCCGCGGACCCGCGACCGGCGCGGGGGCGGATGGGAATGAAAAGGACGCGGCAGCCCTGCAGCCGCCGCGCCAGGTGCCGGTGCAGGACAGGCGATGCCCGGACCGGAAAACATGCCCCGCTGCCAAAAGGCAGCTCTCGGCCGGGCCAGCCGCAGGGTCCGCAATCCCGGGTCTTCCGTGCTTCACCCGAAGGCGGCCGGAATTGCGGCTTGGGTGGGGGGTGATACCCCTGGACGGGCCATGCTTCCTGCCCATCTCATCCACCTTCGGGTGTCCTGATGACCCGAAACCCATCAGTCCCCCCGCATGATCTCGGCGTAGCGGGCCAAGCTCCGCGTCGCGTGATCGACATGGTGGCCATAGGGCGCGTTCAGCCCGTCGAACCAGTTGCAGGCCGTCTGGAAGGTGACGCCGAAATGCACGGCGCAAACCTCGCGGCTGGCAAAGCTGGCAATCATCAGCAGCGACCAGCGGCGCAGGAAGGCCGCGCGGTCAGTACCGTGATTAGCATGGGCGCGGCGGGTGGCATCGCGGCCGCGGCCCCGCCCGTCAAACAGGTTGGCATGGGACATTGGACGGCATGCGCCGTCATGCTGCGTCGGGCGCAGTATTTGCATGGGAAGTGTCATGAGAGGGCTCTTGGTTGAGGGTGGAAGTATCAGGGCGTGGCTCACGCGCAGATGCAGCACCTACGAAGGTGAATAGCTGATGGGGACAGGGCAGTTCGCTTTCCGCGCACAGCCTATCGACGACATGAAACCATCTTGCAGGAAAGCGGCCATCGACAATCGCATTGCTGACTGAGGTCAATCGCACTCCGATCGCATCAGCAATTTTTCGACGCCCCAAGGCGTCACATATAGACTGCACGGTGATCAGGTCATTCTGCATACCTGAGCGATAGTTCAGTAAATCTGAACTGTCAATGTTCAGTCAGCAGAGAATTCACAAATTCTGAACTGCAGGCATGATAACCACATGGACATTGATCAAAAATCACGCCTCGCGCGTATAAACGATATGGGCCTGGCAGCTACGGCGGTCCGCCTGCGCGCCGCATTCATCGTTACAGGCCTGCCCCAGCAAAGCGAACTTGCGAAAGCTGCAGGCATATCCAAAACCGTACTGAGCAATGCCATGGCTGGGGCAACTTACCCCAACCGAGATTTGATGAAGTATCTGTACCGAGCGCACCGCGTTGACTTCAATTTTCTGATGAATGGCGACTTTTCTCAGCTTCCTGGGGACGTTCAGGACCGCCTGTTCCCCGCCTTGCAAGCCGCCAGTAGTGAATGGGATCAAAAAGAAGGTTCAAGTCGAACCTGAGTTTTTTGGCAATCCTCGCAACTGCAAATGTCAATCTACCCATGACCACCCCGCAAGAACATAACCGGAACACTTGCGCGTTTTGTCAGGTTGTGCAACCTTTGCTTGCACAGTCGGCAGCGCTCTAAGTTCAGCCGAGGGCCGCAAGGCGCTTAATCAAACGAGCATGCGCAGTTCATATAAATTGAACTTGCTGTCTTGACAGTCCATTTTATCTGAACAACTCTTATCTCCATCGCAACTCGATGGAGATCACGGCCATGCAGATCATTGCCGACACCCTTCGCCAAGCTACCATCCCGGCCCAGGCCCGCGCCATCATCGCTGACCCGGAACTGGCCGCGCGTGCCGGCGAGACCGCCCGCCGCTTTGCCTGGTACATCACGGTCAGTGCCCGCGGCGGCAAGGTCCGCCAGCGCCACCGGCCCGCAAACCTGATCGAGGGGCCGCGCTGATGGACCCGTACAACAGCATCAGCGCCCGGCGGGACGATACGCCTTCGACCCTGCCAATCGACCTGCCCGCCATCGACAGCTTTGCCGATCCGCTGCGCCCCGTCCTGACGGTGGGTGACATGATCGCCTTCGTGATCGGCATTCTCGGCACGCTCTGCGGCGGTGCCTTCGTCTTGTGGATCTTCGCATGAGCCCGCGCAGCATGGCCCTCGCGGCCTTCATCAAGCACGACTGCTCGCTGCACGGCTGGTCGCGCAGCGCCCTGCAGATCGCCGAGGATCTGAGCGATCGCTATCCTGCCGCCGCCAGCTGGAACCTGTCGGCCCGCCACGTGGCCCGCGTTCTGCGCGAATGCGGCTGGACAACGCGCACCCGCAGCAGCCGCGTCGAACGGGGCGCGGATATCGACCAGACCCTGCACGGCATGGCCGATCCGGGCGAACTGCAGTTCAGCGCATGACCGACATCGTCACCCATCGCGGCATCCAGATCTGCCGATACGACGTGCCCTACACGCCCTTCTTCTGGACCCATGACGAAACGGACGGCTACGGCACCGCCTGCACCGTGGCCGTCGCCAAGGATCAGATCGACAAGCACCTTACGAAAAGGACCAGGACAGATGACTGATATCACCCTTCCGCCCCGCGCCACTGCCTGCACGGCAGAAGAGCGTGACGAGATCACCGCCGCCATGGTCGGCGTCATCGACCGCTATTGCGGCATGGACCCGATCGACATGCCGCTGGCACGCGAACTCGGCGCCGAATGCTGCCGCATCATCGAGGCGCGCGAGCGGTCCGCCGCCCGCCCGGAGGGCCGGACATGAAGAACAAGCTGGGCGACCTGAACAACCACCTCTTTGCCGCCCTGGAACGGCTTGGCGACGAGGGCATGACGGCAGACCAGATCGAACAGGAGGCCAAGCGCGCCGACGCCATCGTCGCGGTGGCCGACAAGATCATCGGCACAGCCGACACGCAGTTGAAGGCGGCAAAGCTCTGGGCCGAACATGGCAGTGCCATCATGCCCATGCTGCCCAAGGTCGGCGGCGGTGCCACCGAGATCGAGGGGAAGGCGGAATGAAGGGCCGCGCCATCACCTATCACCCCGAGGAGCTGGCCTGGATCGAGGCGCGCAAGCACCTCCCGCGGGCGGAGCTGCACAGGCTGTTCCGGGCCTTCTGGCAGCGCGACGACGTCTCGCAGGCGAACCTGACCGCGCTCTGCAAGCGGCGCGGCTGGATGACAGGGCGGACGGGGCATTTCACCAAGGGGCAGGTCTCTCACAACAAGGGCAAGCCGATGCCGCCGGAGGCCAGGGCCAAGGTCATGGCGACGGCCTTCAAGCCGGGGCACCGGCCGGCGAACCATCGCGGCCCGGGGCACGAACGCATCGACAGCAAGGACGGCTATGTCGTGATGATCGTCGACGAGCGGAACCCGTGGAACGGCCACGCCACGCGCCCAGTCCACAAGCACCGATACTTGTGGGAACGTCAGCACGGTCCGGTGCCCGAGGGACATGTCCTGAAATGCCTGGACGGTGACAAGACCAATTGCGACCCGGCCAATTGGCAGGTGATCCCGCAGGGCATGCTGCCCCGGCTGAACGGTCGCTGGACGGGCCTGAAATACGACGACGCGCCCGCCGAGCTGAAGCCCGCGGTGATGGCCGTGGCCAAGCTGGATCATGCAGCCCGCGTGGCACGCAGAGAGGTCGGAACAAGCCGTCCCCGCCCCCTGCCCTGCAACGATCAAGGAGGTTGATATGGGACGGCGAACAGCATTCACCGAAGCCGAGATCAAGCGCGCGCTCAAAGCTGCCCGAGAATCAGATCCAGGCAGCGTGGTCGAAATGACGAGGGATGGAGTAATGCGCATCCTGCCGCCTTCAGTTCAGAATGAGGCACGAAGTGAAGTAGACAGGTGGTTCGAGGATGACGCGCGTTAACCTACGAGGGATCAACAGGATCCGGAAGAGACTGGCCGATGGCACGGTGCGCGAACATCACTATGTCGGACGGGGCCGCGGCGCGATTAAATTCTGGGACAGCACCGGGGATATCCGTCTCGGATCGCCAGACTACATAGCAGCATTCTCGGCTGCGCGGAAATGCACGCCGGCGGCGCAAGGCAAGTTCCGCAGTCTGATTCTCGCCTTCTTGGACAGCCAGGATTTCAAAGTGCTGGCGCCCCGAACACAGGCCGATATGAGGCGCTCAATCTACCATCCAGACAACGGCATTGATCGTAAGTTCGGGGATGCGCCATTGGCCGCACTCGAGGACCCACGCATCCGAACGCAAGCCCTGGATTGGCGAGACACGATCGGCGGCAAGGTCGGCGATGACCGCATCCGGCATATGCAACGGATTGTGGCCTTTGGATATGACCGCGGCCGCATTCGACTGCATCATCTGCAGAAGATAAAATCTGTCTACAAAAGCCAGCGTTCGGAGATATTCTGGATGCCGGAGGAAATCGCCGTATTCGAGGCCGGTGCGCCAGCCCATGTTTCGCGGATCCTATGCATCGCCCTCGAAACAGGACTTCGCCCTGGCGACCTGGTGCGTTTGTCTTGGGAGCATATTCACCCCACCCAGCAAGGCCGCCGTATTGCGATATGGACGCAGAAACGAAAACGCCTGGCGTCGATTCCCGTCACCGAACGCATGGCGCAGATTCTAGACTCCACGCCTCAGCGTCAGGTCACACTGATCGTTAACAAGAGCGGTGAGCCCTACCAGCACGAAAACTACCTTGGGGACGCTGTCGGCGTGTGGCGCGACAAGCTGAAGATTCGGAAAGAACTGCGGCTCTATGATGCCCGAGGCACTGCCGCCACACGACTATTGGAAGCCGGAGCCGATCTTAAGGAAATCGCGACCCATATGGGCTGGTCTCTTAAGCACGCTTCAGAGGTGATTGAGCGCTACGTCGCACTCTCGCCGGCTATGTCCGACAGCCTCGCTCACAAGTTGCGGGAGGCCCATTCGAGAGCCAAGTTGCAAACCGGATTGCAAACCGAGGGGTGACTGAAGGAGCTAAGTGGTGGTCGGGGCGAGAGGATTCGAACCTCCGACCTACGGTACCCAAAACCGTCGCGCTACCAGGCTGCGCTACGCCCCGACAGCTTCGCTTTAGACGATTGATCGAGCGGTGAAAAGGCCTAGCTGCATGGAAATGCAGCGCGGTCTTGATCCAATGCCGGATGCGCCAGAACCTGCCCTTTTGCCAGCCCCAGACGGGCCGCCTCCCCGCCTGCGATCTCAAGCACCATCAGGCGTGCGGGATCGGGGTCGCCGACCATCGCGCCGGGCACGGGCGTTTCGTCCAGCGGGCGGGCATTGGGGTGGATGTGGCGAATCACACCCTCGGCATCCAGAAAGATCATGTCCAGCGGAACGAGCGTGTTGCGCATCCAGAAGCTGACAGGCTGGGGCTGTTCATAGATGAACAGCATTCCGGTCTCCGGCGGCACATCCTTGCGATACATCAGGCCCTGCGCACGCGATGCGGGCGTGTCGACGACCTCGATATCGAATTCCAGCACCTGGCTGTCATCCAGACGGATCAGGGCAAGATCCTCGGCGCAGCTTCCCTGTGCTAAGGCCGGCAGCGGGCCAAGGATCAGCGCCGCGAAAAGAGCGGCTGAAAGCCTATTCGGCAACAT